GCCGCTCACGCTCGACGAGATGGACGACCAGATCCTGCTTCCTCGCGACCGGAGCTGGTCCCACGCCTGCGCGATCTCCCCCGGCGTCGTTGTGAGAAGGTCGGCCACGAACTCGATCCGATGCGCCCACTTCCGCGCGGTAGCGATCCAACCATCAATCTTCGTGGCCCAATCATCAATTCGATGCGCCCACTCGTTGAGCTTTTCCAGAAAGTCCTTGACGGCTTCTTTCGCGTTTCTCAACCAGTCTCTTACTTTCTTTTGTACCTCCGGGTCACTGAGCTTTTTGTGTAGGTCGTCGAGCGCCTTTTTGACGCCATCAAAGAACCCGCCGCCCACCGATTTTGACGTCGGAAATAGGATCTCCGTGAAATCCCCGAGTATCAATATCGTAAGGCCGATTATGTCGAATAGATCGCGCGTCGACTTAGCGGCATTCTTCATGAACTCGTCAAGCTTGCCGGTCTTGTCGGCTTCGATTATCCAGTCCGAAAACTTGTTGAGCATGTCGTCGATGAGCTCGCCAAGCATCCGGAAGAACGGCACGGAGCTCTGCGCGAGCCGACCGATAGCGTCAATGAACTTGTCAACGTGCCGCATCGAGATAGCGACACCCTCGCCAAACCCCTTCATGGCGTCCGATATGTTGTCGATGAACCTCTTTTGGCCCATCGCCGTCATAATTCGCGAACCGATGTTATTGAATGTGTCAGCAAGGCCGCCGAGCATAATATGCAGAGACGGAAGCCATTTCGTTGACAATTCTTTTACTTGATCCGCGTACCCGGCCAATAGCCGGTCCTGCACGGATCGTTTCAATTCATCAAATCGCGGTTTCAGATCAATGAACGCCTTTACGAGTGCCTGCGCGTTCGGCGACAGTTTCGCCATCGCTTCGGCAAACTTGTCGACCCCACCGGCGGCACCGCCCGCGCTCTGCCCAAGACTCTCCTGCGCCGCGGTCAGCCGCTGCTGAGCCAGCTCGACAGCGTGCGCTGCCTGACGCTGCTGATCGAGCGCATCTCTGACCCGTTGCGATCCGTGAACCCCGACCTCGGAGTTTTTCTGTTGCTCCTTGGTGAGGTCCTCCACCCGATCCTGCATGTCCACCACGGCGAGCTGAGCCTGGCGCAAGTTGTGCTCAGCCTCGGAGACGTCGAGATCCGTCGCCGTGTTGGCTCGTCGGTCGCGGATCGTCTGGTTCAGCCGCTCCTGCGCGCGCTGCACTGCCAGCAACGCCCCGACCTGGTCCTCTTTCGCGCCGGCCAGCGACCGGTTCAGATCGTCGCGGGCCTCGATCTCGTCCTGGATAGCCTGGTTGACGTTCCGCTGAGTTTGCAGATACCGGCGTTGCGCTTCCCCGAGGTCGTAGGTCGCGTTACGTACCTCGCGTTGGGCCTGGGCGACCGCCCGGGCCGCGCCCGCCGATGAGGCACCACCACTGGCCGCCTGGTTGCTGTACTCGGTCCACGCGTCACCGATCCCGCCAAGGCCAAGTTTCAGCACGCCGATCATGCCGATCAACCCGACCAGCGCGGTGGTCGACGCTCCGGCGGCACCACCGATCAGGTACAGCACCGGGGCGAGGGTCAGTAGCGCGGTCACGAGCACAGCGGCAGCGGCAGCAGCGGCGAGGATTGCCCCGATGAGCAGGTTTATCCCGCCCGTGGCGGCGGTCATGGCCGTGCCGGACGCGGCGGCGGTAGCGAACGACGCGCCGATCGACTCGGCGGACTCGGCGGCCTTCAGCGCTGAGTTGCGGAAGAACCCGTCGAGTACCTCACGGGCGCCTTCCAGACCGGACCGGAGTCGCCCGGTGAGTAGCCGGCCGAAAATGTTGCCGATGTTCATGCCTGTCTGGGACACGCTGCGCGCGGTGGCCTCGTGTTCGCGTTGCGCATCTCGGGCGGCCCGCCGGTGGGCGCGTTCGATGTCCCGAGCGGCACGTTCCGCGGCCCTGGCCGCCCGACGCTGAGCACGCTCGATGTCCCGGCCGGCCCGTTCCTGCGCACGAGCGGCCTCTCTCGCGGCCTTCTGATGCGCGCGAGCCTCATCACGAGCGGCTCGTTCCGCCGCTGAGGCGATCTGTCGCTGAGCCCGTTTGGCTTCTCTCGCGGCCTGCTGTTGCGCGCGGGCAGTCTCCCGCGCGGCCCGCTCATGCGCGCGGGCTTCCTCCCGAGCGGCTCGTTCCGCGGCCCGGGCCACCCGGTCCTGCGCTCGTTCCGCCTCCCGGGCGGCCCGTTCCGCCGCTCGTTCCTCCTCCCGACCGGCCCGCTCCGCCGCGGCCGAGGCTTGCCGCTGAGCACGCTCGGCCGCCTCGCCCATACTCCGCTGTGATTCCCCGGCTCGTCTGGAAGCGCGCGCCATCTCCGCTTCCAACGTGGCCACGGCCCGACGAACATGGCTGAGAACGGAGGACCACCCGGCGTCAGTGGAGTCATGCGCCGAGATGCGGATCGTGACCTCATTGGACATCCGTGTTCTCCTCTCGCCCCATAGCGGCTAGGCGGTAAATCCGGAGTAGCTCGGCGTCCTCCTCTCGCAGCGTGCGCAGCGTGTACCCGCCGTACCGGGACAGCAACGCGTCGTACATTTCGGCTTCGATCAGCTGGCCAGGCTTAGAGACGGGCCGTCCTGTATCTGGATCGATTCCTCCATTGACAGATCGCCACCTGGCGATTTCGGCCCCAAAGGGCCGGACACACCAGCGACCGCGTCCATCCACTCCGTGATGATCGCGTACACCATGGTCGGGTCCTGTTTGGCGAGTTCCGTGGCCGTACACAGCACCGGAACGTCATCGTCGTCTTCCAGGTTCCACTCGACCATTCGGTCGGCGACCATGCCGCACAGCTGGCGGAGCCGCTCCCGAGCCTCGGGGCCGAGAGCGTTATCATCGCCACTAGCGCTCTTCGCGAAATCCATCAGCCCGGACATCTCCGCCAGCTGATCGATCGACATCCGCTTCATGACGACTTCCAGCCCTGCCAGATCACCGTGTGTCTCGCCAAAGACCAGCGTCAGATTCGGCCGTTTGTAGCCCATGCGCACACCTACCGTTCGGTTGAGGGATCAGGCCCACGTCGGGACGGTGCCGTCAGACAGCGCACCGGGGGCGGTGAAAGTGAAAGAGCCGTCCTGCGCCCGGTTGAGCTGGTAGTCGCTGAACAGGGTTTCGCACGCCAATGTCTTGGCCGCGATCGTGAGCGTCACCGTGCGCGCCACCGACGTCGACGGCACGGTGGAGAACACGGCGTGAGAGGCGCCCGCGGCGGCGTTGAACACCCCGGTGAGCGTGATGGAGAAGTCGGCCAGGAGGAGTATCCGCTCCATCGCGGACTTGTCGAGACCGGTGCTGTCCTGAACGCCGCGAGGGGTCGCGAACTGAAGATTGGTAAAGTCGTTGACAATGGCCTGCGGGGTGCCGCTGGAATCGTCGACCGATGCTGTTGTCCACGCCAAGCCGGATTGTTTCGACATGACCTGTCCTTTCTGGGGTTAGCCGCGCTGAATGCGGGTCGCTATCGCGTCCTGGTGGTTGGCCATGTCATCGATCCAGTCATCAGCGGAGTGGTGCTGCCGCGCCTCGGTACCGCGCGGGTTGCCCCGCCAATCCCCGTCGCGCACGACGTAGATCTCCGGCTTGTCGAGCCGGATCATGTGCGCGGTGTCGCCGGACCGGAAACACTGCTGTCCGGCCTCGAAAGTGAACATTGTGCGACCATCGGGCAGGCGCTCCTCGCGAAACCGGCGCCCGCTCTCCTTACGGATGTAGTACGCCTGGCCCTGGCCGAGCTCTGTGGTTTCGTCGATCACCGCGGCGAACCCGAACCGGTACCCGTCGCACTCGACCTCTTTGCAGGTGGCGGTACGGAAGTGAGTGGAGCGGGGGGCGGCCACCGAGTAGGTCTTGTACGCGGAGGCGGGACCCAGCGGTTCGATCCGGTTCAGTTGCGTCATCTGTACTCCTAAAAGAGGATCTGGGTGTCGTTGCGCATCACTACGACGAGAAAGGAGAGACTGGTGAATCCGCCCGATGTGGACGTGGCCACTCGCAGATATCGCTCCACGGTCTGCGCGTTGGATGTGGCGATTCGTTCCCACGTCGGCCCGGACGTGACCTGGGTGAACGCACCGCCGGTGACGGCGGCGAACGCGTCACCGGCCCCGTCGTCGGATGACTCCTCGATCGTGATCGTGGCGTCCGTGCCGGCGAACGCGGTCACATGCAGGTACGCCTGGAGCCCGTATGTGGTGGACCCGGTGCCCAAGTCGACGCTGGCCCCGTTGGTCGCACCGGTGTCGGTGCGCAGCGATGCGGTGAGCATCGTGCCCCACTCCAGCCCGTAGGCGTTGGCGAGTAACTGCACACCGAAAGTCAATGCGCCGTCCTGGCCGCGCGTGGGGTCGTAGTTTGCCTGTTTGGCGTTGATGCACGCGGCGGGGCTTCCGATGGTCGCTCGGTGGCAGTAGGTGCCCATCGTGTCCGCGGTGGGCAGTGCGGACAGCACTGGGTGCGCCTGGGCCGCGGTGGGGTTGAAGTACGCGGTCACGTCCATCGCGCCGTCGCGTTTCCCGCCGATCCGCTCGTGCGCGGACGCGTTGATGGCGGTGACGTCGAGGAACGCGGGACCGCCGCTGATACGGGACAGCGATGCGACGTCGCCGGACAGGTCGTATCCGCCGACGAGCATCCGCGCGCCGAGACCGGACTCTTTGGACATATCATGCCACCTCCGCGTATAGATCGTTGACTATGACCGGCACGGTGACCGTCATGACACGGATCAGCCCGCCAGCCCGCTCGACGTATCCGGCCTGCGCGTCCAGTGGCAGACCCGCGGCGCCGAAGATGTCGATGTGGCGGGCGGTTCCGCCCAGCTCGAAATCCCCGCAGTACGCGGCGAGTAGCGCGTCGGTGGCGTCCAACACGTTCGGGTCGATCTCGTCCATGGGCTCCGACACCATCGACGTATAGATCCGCACAAACACGGTCAGCCGCATCGAAACCGTGTTCAGACCACTGGACCGCACCGGCCTGAACTCCTGCGTCCACACCCCGGCGACCAACCCCGTGCCCGCCGGGTCAATGAGTTCGTGCTGGTTGACGCGATCGAAATACCCCGACGCCGCCGCGTGAGACACTATTTTGTCCAAGATCGCTCGACTGTCCAGGTTCGGCATTACGCACCGTCCAGACGGGGAATGACCCTGTCAGCGATCACCATGTCCGCGATCGCTCCGGCCTGACTTTGAAGCTGCCTGGAGATGATCCGGAACGTGTGATAGCCCTTGAACCTGGTGCTCCGGTTCCGTTCGCTCACACCTTCCAGCCACGGCCCGTACACGATCCCGGCATCGTGAACGACCCGATCCGCGTACTCCCGGCGGTGCGAAATCCGTGTCCAGTAGTACGGGGTCGGCTGGCGAATCACCCGCATCAGCTGAGCCACGACCATGTCACTGCCGACCTCGGCGAGCTCGTCAAGGACCTCTTCCCGGCCCCGGGCCATGATCTCCGGCGCCTGACCCCGAAGGATCGGACCAGACGTGTCGACATCTACGCGGAAACGCACGTCACACCGCCCTACTGCGGGCCTTACGCCCGTACGCCGCGTACACCTGAGCCCGTAGCGCGTTCAGCCCTGCGCCCGGGGTTGTCTTCTTCGCACCGGTCGAGGAGTCACCGGCGCTCCTCGTCCCGGAGTAGGCCGCCGGCCCCTGTTGCAGCGCGGCCACGGATTCGGCGATGGACAGCTGGCGCACCAGCGGCGGTGGTTGCCATACGTAGATGTCGTCGCCGGAGGAGTGCGTGGCCGCAGTGGTGCCCAGCGCGCCGCGCGTGATGGTGAGCCGCCGGGGCGCGTAGATCGCGGTCAGCGCAGCGTGCGCGGCCAGCACCGTGCCGTCGTAGGCCCGTTCGACCGTGATCACGGACCCGGCCAGCTCGACCACCCGCATGCGTTCGGAGTCGATCAGAATCGTCTCCCCGACCTGGGGGGCGTGCGTCAGCGTGGACAGGGTGATGGCCACGTCGGCTTTGCTCGCGGTCAGACTGTCCGCGGCGTCGATGGTCACACTGGTGTCGAGCATCGCCCGTTCGGTGACGATGACCCGTTCGCTGTTGACTCGCAGAACCGACCCGACCCCGATGTCCGGATCACCGTCGGTGTCGAGCGTGGTCGCGGTGGTGGTGGACACCGCGGCGGCAAGCGTCCCGGCCGTGTCCTCGTCGTTGCGGTACCCCCACACGCCGGTGATGCCCACGTCACGTTGATGGGTGTCTCCGCCGCCAAGCGACGCCGACCCGGACAGGTCGATCTCCAGCCGGTTGTATGGTGGGCCGTCGTCCGGGCGGAGTAGATAATCGCTGGACGAGATCGTGGACCCGGCCGACGTCACCGACGTGGCTGACACCAACTCCGGCCCGTCGAACCACAGCCGCCACGACGCCGACCCGGGCCGGTACGGCCAGTCGAACGCGCGAGTGAGCGTGTTCGGATAGAACAGTCGGTGACACAGCTTTTCGACGCCTCGCGATGATCCTTCGATGACGCGAGCGACCCGCCGCCAAGCCCGGGCCGTGGTCGCGACCTGCGCTTCCTCCATCACGTCTTCTCGGGTGCAGTACCACACCCCGTACGGATTGGATGAATCAGGCGTAACGTTAGCCATCGGTCACCTCGTCGTCCGTGACCTCCTCAGCCGCTTCCCTCGGGCCCGGGCCGCCGAGCGACGCCACCTCCACGACGCCGACGCTGGCCGTCTGATGCGCGGGCGACAGCCCACCGTCGTCGACTTCCCACGACGGCAACCACCCGGTGCCACCACAATGCGGGCACGCGAGCAGACCGAACGCGTACCGAGTGGTACAGCTATTGCACACCTGTGCCGACATCAGCAGTCCTCTCTCATCGCAGCCACGTCCCGGTAGGACGCCACCCGTCGAACGGGCAGTACAAACTGCTGTCATGACCCGTTTTCAGTGGCTCGCCGCAGTACGGGCAGGCCACTGGTCGCTGCGCGCGCTCCGCCGCCGCTTCCCGCCGAGCCTCGTCGAGAATGTTCAGAAGCCCGTACCAGGAGCCTGTCTGCGTCGGGCTGGTCAGCGTGGTCTCAGCGATCACCGTAGGGTCCGGGAACGCGGCAGTGGCGGCGATCACACCGGGCGTCGTATCGACTCCGGCTGGCAGCGTGGTGGAGGGAAACGCGGCAGTGGCCGCGACCGTGGCCGGCGTCACCCCGACCCCACCGTGCGCGTCCGCCGCCGGCATGGTCGTAGTTCCGGCAATCGCGGCCACGTCCAGCGTCGACCCGACCGACTCCGCCGAACCCGGCACCGACGTCGTCGTGGCGATCGCAGCGGGCGTCACGGTGGACCCGGTGGACACGCTGGGCGAGGGCAACGCCGCTACCGTGGCGATCGTTGACGGGGTTACCGTCGCATCCCCGACGTCGTAAACCAGGTCGACCCCGTAGAACGCCCCACCACCAGCGTTCGTTGGATGCGCGGTACTGGCCCCGGACGCGTACGCGCCGTTGCGGAGAAAGTCCGGGGCAGCATTGTCCTGGAACGCCGTCAGATGCCCGTTGGTCAGTGGGGCCGAGAAGAAGTACCCGGAATTCGCGACGTACCAATCAGCCGTCCAGATCGACACGCAGTAAGCCAGATTCGCGTCAATCGCCACCGGCGACGCGAACATGACGCTATTCCAGGCGCTCGTGGTGATCGTGCCGAAGTTCGCGGATGCCAGCTGGGCGCCGTCGGAGTGCCGGTACAGCAGGCCGATCACGGTGCCCGTGGGCGCGGTCGTCGGCGCGTACCAGCGCACACCCGAGACGAACCCTGCCAGGCTGGCCTCGAACACGGTCGCAAGGGTGTAGCCCGGGGACGCGTCCGAGTATGACGTCATCGTGGGCGGGGCTCCGCTGAACAAGGACTCCGACATTCATCGCCACCGCTTATGGCACGAGGTCGAGAGAGAAAATCCCTGACGCGTTCCAGGTGATGCCGAACACCCCGTTGTTGGTGGAGTAGTCCGCACCGAAGTCCACGAGAAGGATCGCGTTGTTACCTACCAGCGCGTCGGCGTACAGCAGGTAGCAGCGGGCGCTGGACAGCGTGGTGCCAGACTCGGACACGTCGGTGGCGTCGAACGTGAGTACCCCGGCCGCCGCGGACAGGCCGGTGCCGGTCAGGGCCACGCCACCCGCGCTCCACCCGGTGCCGGTGACCTCGTTCGCGTTGTACGGCGCCGCACCATACGCGGTGTCTGTGGTGAAGTTCGGCGTGATCGAGTTGGAGAACAGGGCGCCCTTGTGGGTCTCCAGGTCCAGATCCAGCGCCAACTGGGTGGTGTCGAGAACGTCCTGGAACGTCGCGACGAACAAACCACTACCGGAAACGGCCATCACGACTCCCCGTTCGCCGCGACACGCAGCGCGATAGTACTGGCGTTGATCTGCACGTCCTGGCGGTCCTCGGTGTGCCCGGCGACCGCGTGCTGAGTGACGACGTGCCCGAGTTCGTCCCGAGTGGCCTTGTGCCGGCCGGCGTCGTCACGCCACTCCCGCACCGTGTCGCGGGTCCGTCCGCCGCCGAGGAACCCGATCGAGCGGAGCCTGTCCAGATCCACTGGCGTGCCGCCGGTCATGTCAGGTCACCCCCACCATGGGGGCGGTGCATCCGTACAACGTGGTGACCTGCGCGGCCGTCAGTTCTGTGCCGGCGAGGAACGGCAGGGCGATCCGGCCGTGGAACTCGGCCACCGGCAGTGCGGTCACACCCGAACAGCCAATGGTCAGCGGTGCCGCGGTGTTCTCCATCGCCACGTACGCGCCGGTTTCCGCGGTGGTCCCGTCGTTGACCAACGCCCCGTCCACATAGAGGTTCACCGTCGGCGCGGTTTCGGTGCCGTCGTACGTTGCGGCGACGAACACCCACTGGCCGATGGTCAGCGCACTGGTGGACGCGGCGATCTCCGTGGCCGACGCGGATGCGTCGTGCAATTCGAGCGACAGCTTGCCGGACGCGTCGATGAAGAAACGCCACTCTTCCAAGTTCCCGGCGGAGTCGTACTTGCCGGCGATCACGTTGGTAGCAATGGCATTCGGCCGAATCCACGCCCCCACACTGAACGCCGAATCGGCGGTGCCGTTGCCGAAGCTGAAATTGTTGTGATCCACACCGGCCAAGTGGTGATCCCCGGTGGGGTGAAAATGGTACGAGTACAGGCCGCACGGCAGTTTCATCGGCGCGAACTCCGACTCCAGGGCGATCGCCGCCGCCGCAGTCTTCGACGAGGTGAAGTCCCCGACCGAAATCCCGGACACCAACGTGCCGGTGGACTCCCAGAACGGCCACAAGCTGGGCGTGGTGGTACCGAGGACCGTCATGATGTCATTCAGCTGGCCCTCGGTGTCGCGTTTGTATACGCTCACGCGTCATCAGCCTTCCGCCGCGGGCGTTTGGCTGGTTTACTCGGTGCCGCAACCGACCCAACTGGATCAACAGTTGGGTCGGCCACGGTTTCCCCACCGCCCGGCACCGTGTCCGACGCGGGCCGAGCCAGCTTGACTGTGGTGACTTCATCACCGAACACGACAAGCGACGCCGCAGCGTCAGGGTCACCCCACGTCGCGCTGCGGCAGTTCGGACACCCGCCTTCCGGCCACACCTCGTACATGATCGCGCAGTCCTGGCACTGAGCCGACATAGTCACGTCCCCCTTTCAGATCAGGCCGCGGCCGACGCGGTCAGCGGAGCACCGCCGCGTTCCCCGGCGAGGTTGCACACAAGCGGGTTGAACCACGCCGCACCGGCACCGACCAGGGCGTTGTTGAACCCGTTGGCGTCGTTGGTCGCGGACTTGACCACGCAGTCGATGAGCAGTCCGGTGGTGCCGGCGTTCAGAGTGATTCCCGCGTCGGTCGTGGCGTGCTGCTGTTCCACGTACACGTCCTTGACCAGCATGTTCGTGTTCGCGGCGGTGGTTTCCAGGCCAGCCGCCGCGAACAGGCCGATCGCCCAGAAGTCCTCTACCCGCACACCATCCACTGCGGCGGTGACCTGACACGCGGACGCATTAGCGTCACCGGATGCGTGGCCGACGAACCGGAATCCCTCCACCAGCCCTCGTGCGGCGCCGGTGCTGAGGCCGAGGAAGTCAACGAACTGCGAATCCGCTGCGCTGTCACGGGCCTCGATGTTCGTCAGTCGCGCATCGGCGCCGGTGACGACGATCCCGGCCACCACGTCGATCGTGCCGGTGGTCGTGCACAGCACGTTGTCGACACTGACGTTCGCGGCGGTGATCAGCCACGTGGCGGCCGTGTCCGTGCCCCAGGTGAAGGTGGGTCGGGAAGACCCCCGGCCCAGGCCAACCACCTTCACGCCAGCGATGTCCATGGTGATCCCGCCGGCGGCCGTGATGCTCTCCGCGTGGCCCGGCATCACGTACACCGTGTCGCCAGACGTCACCCGGTTCGAGCTGAACGCGTAGGCCAACGTGGCGAACGGCAGCGCCTTCGTTGTCCCGTGCGTGGCCGCGTCCGAAGCACCCGTAGCGTTCGAATCCACGTAGTAGACCAGGTTCGGTGCTTCCTCTACCGACGGTGTTACCGGCACGTTCGGTGTGGCGGTGACACCCACCGTGCCGCTGGCCGTCGTCACAAGCACGTCATACCACTGGGCGGACGCGGCGACGATCGCACCGTCGAGCCCCGCCTGGTCGTTCGTCGCGACCCGGATACGGGCACTGTCGACGAAACCCGTGTTCGACGCGTTCAGGTTGATCGCCGCGTCCTGCGTCGCGTGACGCTGACGAAGTATGGGCCTACGGATGATCGTGTTCGTTGCCGCGGCCGTCGACTCGATACAACCGGTGGCATGCAACCCGTCGATGTTGGCGTCGTCGATTTCGACACCGTCGACTGCGGCCGAGATCAGGATCCCGGACTGGGCTGCGTCACCAGAAGCATGCGACCGGACGACCGGCCGGATCAGTTTCGCGCGCGCCGCACCGGTCGAAATGATCAGCGGGTCGACGAATTGCGAGTCCGCCGCGTTGTCCCGCACCTCAACGTCGACGAGGTGACAGTCCGCGCCGGTCACGGTGATACCACTGACGACGTCGATCGTGCCGGTGGTCGTCACGAGCACGTTCTCGACGCTGATGTTCGCCGCAGTGATCAGCCACGTCGCCGCAGTGTCCGTGGCGAATGTGAACGTCGGCCGGGCCGTGCCACGACCCAACCCGACAACCTTGACACCAGCGATGTCCATGGTGATGTCACCAGCGGCGTTGACGGTCTCCGCGTGCCCGGGCATCACATAGACCACGTCACCCGAGGTGACCCGGTTACTCGAGAACGCATAGGCGACAGTGGCGAACGGAAGGCTCTTCGACGTGCCGTTCGTGGCCGCATCCGCCGCACCCGATGCTGTCGAGTCCACGTAGTAGACCAGGTTCGGGGCGACCTCAACGCTCGTAGCCGGAACGTTCGGTGTGATCCCGACGGTTCCATTCGCGTTACTGACAAGCACGTCATACCACTGGGCGGACGCGGCGACGATCGCGCCGTCAAACCCGGCCTGGTCGTTCGTGGCGGTGCGGATCCGCACCCCGTCAATGAACCCGGTGTTCGACGCGTTCAGGTTGATCGCCGCGTCCTGCGTCGCGTGACGCTGGCGCAGGAACCCGCCCTGGATGGTGGTGTTCGTCGCCGCCGCGCTCGACGCGAAACACCCGGTGGCGAACAGGCCATCGATCTGCGGGTCAACGATCTCGATGCCGTCCACAGCCGACGAGATCAGGATCCCGGACTGGGCCGCGTCACCGGACGCGTGGGAACGGACGACCGGCCGGACGACTCGCGCTCGGGTGCTCGTGGCACCCAGGATCAGGAAGTCGGCGAACTGGCTCGTGGCCGCACTGTCGCGGAACTCGACATCCTCCAGGAGACTGTCCGTGCCGGTGACGGTGATCGCGTTGGCGACGTCGATTGTTCCGGTCACCGTGATGAGCACGTTCTTCACGGACACGTTCGCGGCGGTGATCAGCCAGGTGGCGGTCGTCAGCGTGGCGAACGTGAACGTCGGCCGCGACGTGCCTTTGCCCAGCCCGACGACGCTCACCCCGGCGATGTCCATGGTGATGTCACCGGCCGCGTCCAGCGTTTCGGCGTGCCCGGGCATCACATAGACAACATCCCCGCTCGACACGGCGTCCGACGAGAACGCGTACGCCAACGTGGCGAACGGCGAATCCGGTGTCATCCCGTACCCGGACGCGTCGGAAGTATTCGTCGCATTCGAGTCGACGAACCAGACGTCGCCGGGCGCGTCGTCGATACCGGCGACGGTGTACACCCCGCCCGCGGCCTTGCGGCTGAACAGAGGCGAAAACTTGGCGTTCGTGGAAGACATGAGTGTTTAGCTCCTTTTCGGGGTTGGCCCTTGTTGGAGACGTCCGGCTCGTTTCGTCGCGGCGGTACGGGGTTGGCGCGTGTGACGGCACGTTTTCGGAGACCAGACACGACACGCGATGGACCCGCAGTGTTCGCACGGCACCAACTTCCGCACCACCACCCGGATCATGAGAGTGACGCCGCGAGGTTGCTCGGGGTGCGCTGGACGTTCAGGTCTCGGAGGAGATACAGCGCGGAGGCCGTCTTGTCGTTGCTCGCCCCACCGTTGGTGGAGTCGACGGACACGTAGGAGTACCCGTCTGACAGCATGTCCGCGTTGATCTCGATCGCAACGATCTGCTGTGTCTCGGCCGACGTGCCCGCACCACCCGCGTCGGTGATCGTGGCCGCCTCGGTCTGCGTGATCTCCGACCAGGTCTCAGTACCGGCCAGCGTGGTAGCAGCCTTGACGTAGTAGTGGTCGATCTTGGCGAGGTTCGCGGTGGTGCCACCGCTGGACGCGGTGTGCTGTTTGACGACAAGGTCGAGATCATCACCGGCGGTGCCAGCGCCGGCGAACACGACGATGGTCACCCCGGCGGCGTCCTTCAGTGAGACCCGCTTCCCTGTGACGTCCGCGGCGTTGTTGGTGACCTGGTTGACGAAGCCGACGGAGACATCGAGAAGCCG